GAGCTCGGTATCGAACTCGACACCTCGCGCATCAAAATTGGTGATGGTGTTACTCCTTGGAATTCCCTGAAGTATTCGCGACCACTGGAAACGGAATCCAATACCGCGAATACTCTTGTAAAAAGAGACGCCGATGGTAACTTTGAGGCAGGTGCTATTACCGCAACGCTGATCGGTAATGCAGCTACTGCAACAAGACTTGCAAACGCACGTTCTTTCACCCTGACGGGTGATATGACTGGTTCTGCATCTTTTGATGGCTCAGCAAACATCAATATCACGGCAGAGCTGAACTATGTGCCTGGACTGCCTCACTATGATCCAAATGATCTGGACGCTACTGGCACATACACCAAACTAACTATCGACTCTCGTGGTCGTATCATTACAGGCACAAGCCCAACAACCCTTGCTGGATATGGTATTGTAGACGGTCAGGGTCTCAGTGCGGAGCTGACTGCTGTTGATGGATTGTCTACTATTGGTATTCTAACCAGAACAGGGACAGCATCTTATACAACTAGATCTATTACTGGTGCACCTGGACGTATTGTTATGTCCAACCAGTCTGGTCAATTGCAAAATCCCCTGATTGACCTTGCTGATACCCCTGTAGTTTCTGGTTCGTATAACCCAACTGGTTCGGTAATTCTCGACGAGCCTCAGATTTCTGTACCAGAAACTAGCTCAATTCACCAGACTGTTAATACTACAGAGTTTACTGTTGACAGATATGGTCGTCTGACTTATGCAGTGACTGCACCTATTGCCACAGCAACTCAGGGCACAGAAGCTCCTACATGGAATAATACTACCGCTTATTCTCGTTATGATAAAGTCGTCAACTCTGCTAGTAGGCTTTATGAGGCGATCCTTGATATTAGTGCAGGTGGCAGCGAACCTACACATACGGATTCCAGCGATGCAGGATCTTGGAGATATCTCGGATCAGCTCTAAGTCCACAAAAAGGTCTTGCTTCATTTAACCAAGAGGATTTTGATGTAACTACATGGGACTCTGGTACTGGTTATCAGGGTGGTTTTGTAAGTATCGCAGCTGCTGGTGTTGATAATTGGCAACTTCAGAATAATAGAATTTCTTTTGCTGATGGCAACAGTAAAGAAGATTTTGAGCTCGATCAAGAACTGACCCCCGTTACTGGTTATCGTGGATTTAATTATCTCAACTATGTGAGAGTAAATGATACCAGTGGCAATCTTCTGTTCGGAGCAAATAATACTGGAGACGGTGGTAGCGGTGAAGTAGATATTAATGTCCGCACTTATTTCTCCGATCCTGATATCACTTTTGATGGCGCAAATCAGACTATTGATAAGCCTACTGACGGCAACTTCACTTTCAGCACAACTCAAAACAGTGCTTCTGAGCGTCAGTTTAATATCTACGCCACAAACAGTGGATCTGGTGATGCTGTCATTAACATCTTGGCAGACAACGATGTTACGATCTCTGCAACAAATGTAAATAGCAGAGTAAATGTTGAGGACTTCCACTTCCAAGACAACGTTCTCTCTACAACCAATTCGACTCTTGTTCTGGATCCCGCTGACGATGACGGAGCGACTGGTTTAGTTCAGATTCGTGGTGATCTGCAAGTTGATGGTACAACCACAACTGTAAATTCTGTCACTATGACAGTTCAGGATCCTATCATCACTCTTGGTGGTGAGGATACTCTAACAGCAGATGACAATAAAGATCGTGGTGTAGAGTTTAGATACTATGATAGTCAAGAAAGATTTGGTTTCTATGGTTGGGATGAAGATTACTCAGACTCTAACATGTGGAGCGGCACTGGTGGGTATCGCTTCCTCTACAACGCGACTAACACCAATGAAGTATTTACTGGCACTGATGCTCCTATCATCGCTGGTAACCTCAGACTGACGACAGGCACTGGATCGACTTCGACAACATCTGGAACACTGGTTGTAACTGGTGGTGCTGGCATTTCTGAAAATCTGTATGTTGGCGGTACGGTTGATATCTCAAATGATTTTGATATCAACCTTGGAAAATTCACCATTGCTGCTTCTACTGGCAATACCTATATTATGGGTACTCTCCAGGTAGATCAGAGTGTAACACTCGGCAATGCCAGCACAGACATTCTTACTGTAAATTCAGATTCCACTTTTGAGGATGATGTGAGGATCTCTGGTCCAAACACAGTATTCACTATCAATGATGGTAGCGTAACTAAGTTTGAGGTAGACACCGACACTGGCAATACAGAAATTCAGGGCACTGTTCATGTTGTATCTTCTGTAGATATCGACAGCACTCTGAATGTTGATAGTGATGTAACATTTAATGCAACTCTTGATGTTGATGGCAATAGTACATTCCACAATAATATCACTCTTGATACCACAGGTAAAAACTTTAAGATTACTAATGGCGTAACAGACAATTTCACTGTTCTTTCGACCAATGGTAATACCTATATTCGTGGCACACTAGATGTTGTTGGTAACGTAACCCTTACAAACAACCTGACTGTTAACGGATCGCAGATTACTCTCGGTGATTCTGCTGCGGATATTCTTACCGTCAATTCAGATACAACATTCACAGATAACGTAACTGTCAATCAAGCAGTTGATTTTGATAGCACTCTGAATGTTGATGGTGCGGTTGATTTTAACAGCACTCTTGTTGTTGACGGTCAGACAACTATTTACGACTCTCTGATTCTCCAGAGTGATAATGAAGTTCTGAATATTAACAATGCTCTGGGACAGACTTGGTTTAGCATTGATTTCGACAATGGTAATACTGTCATCGGTCGTCCTGGTGTTGGTTCTGCAACTGTTGGTACTGTTACTGTACATGGTGACGGCACATTTAACAGAGACGTTACAATAAATGGCAACACTACAATTGGCGATGCCGATACCGACACTCTGACAACCAATGCAACATCAACCTTTAATGCAAATGTAACTCTTGCTGCAGGAAAGGATCTCCATGTCGGTGGAGATGTTGAGATTGATGGCGACCTTACCGTACATGGCACAACAACCACAGTCAACAGCACTGTAGTCACTCTCGATGATCCCATTATCACTCTTGGTGGCGATACCGATCCAACTACAGATGATAATAAAGATCGTGGTGTTGAGTTCCGTTATTACAATGGCACTGCAAGAAAGGGTTTCTACGGTTGGGATGATTCTGCCCAACGTTATGCCTTCTATCATAATGCAACAAATTCTGCAGAAGTATTCAGCGGAACTCGTTCTGGTATCGATGCAGGATCTCTGAAGCTCTTCGACACCACAGATTCTACAAGCACATCAACTGGAACACTGATTGTTGGTGGTGGTGTTGGTGTTGGTTTGGATCTTCGCGTTGGTTCTGATCTAGTTGTTTCCGAGACTGGTTACTTTGGCAGCAACCTTGATGTAATCGGAGACTTTGATCTGACATCTGATTTCAGAATCAATACCAATAAGTTCACAGTTAATGCTGCGACTGGTAATACTGTTGTTGCTGGCACACTCAGAGTTGATGGAAATACCACTATTGGAAATGCTGGAACTGATGCACATATAGTAAATGGCACTGTTCAGTTTAACCACGCTGTAACTTCCACCAACATTACTGCTGATCAGATTAAGATCGCTGTAGATGCAGATAACGAAATTAGCACAACATCTGGAAATCTGATTCTTGACTCGGCTGGCGGCACAGTCAATATCACCGATAACGCTGATGTAGATGGCAATCTCAACGTAGATGGTAATACATCTATGGTTGGATCTCTTTCTGTTGGTGGAAATGTATCTCTTGGGAACGCTGGAACTGATGTTCATGTAGTTACAGGTACTGTAACCTTTAACCAAGCAATCACTTCCACTGATATCACTGCAGACAATATTAAGATTGGAGTTGATGGATCTAATGAGATTTCTACAACAACTGGAAATCTTATTCTCGATTCTGCTGGTGGTACTGTTAGCATTACTGATAATGCCACTGTATCTGGAAACTTCACAGTTAATGGTAATACTACCATCGGTAACGCTGGTACAGACGCCCACACAGTGAATGGTACTGTGCAGTTTAATCAGGCAATTACTTCTACCGATATTACCGCAGATAATATTAAAATTGGTGTTGATGGATCTTCTGAGATCAGCACATCTCTCGGTAACTTAACACTGGATTCGGCAACTGGTCTGACAATTATTGACGATAGCTTGTCAGTTTCTGGTACATCCACTCTCACTGGTCAACTTACAGTTAACAACTCAATTCTCATTGAGGCGGCAAATCAGCAGCTGAGAGTGAGAAGTAACCTCACAGATTGGTTTACTGTAGATTCTGATAATGGTAATACCTTTGTTGGCGGCACTCTGAACGTTAATGGTGCGTCGGTAATTGACGACACTTTGGGTGTAACTGGTGCTGCTAGCTTTGATAGCACCATGAGTATTGATGGAATTACAACCATCAATGATACAACAAACGTAACAAATCTTCCAGTTCTCTTTACCCCTGGTGGTGCTTTGAGGGTCGCTGGTGGTGCATCGTTTGCTGGTAATGTTGCTTTCGGAGCTGACATCCAAATTTATGGTGATTTCACTGTAGATGGTAATGTGGTTCAGAAAGGTAACCAAGAATTCCGTGGTCGTGTTGAGTTCTCTAAGAATGAAACTCCATCGAGATTGACTGATGATGCTGCAGTGATGATTACTGATGGCGGCATGACTGTTGCTGAGCACTCATACTTTGGTCAGAATATTTACATTGGTCCAAACAACGCAACAACGATTTCCTTGTTTGGTGCGTCTGGTAATGCATCTTTTGCTGGTACTCTGAACGTAACTGGAGCATCTACATTAGCAGCAGTAAGTGCTTCTAGCATTACAACATCAGCATCTGCCATTATTGGTGGTTCTATTCTTGTTAACACAAACAAGTTTACAGTTGCTGGTTCTACTGGTAATACTAATATTGCAGGAACTCTGGGCGTAACTGGTAATACCATTCTTGGTGGCACTCTGCAAGTTGTCAATACTGTGGATCTAGACAGCAGCCTGAATGTTGATGGAACAACCACCCTCAACGCTGCTCTGACACAAAATAGCACATCTCTGTTTAAGGATAACGTTGTTCTTCAGGGAGCATCTAAGACTCTGCAGCTGAAGAATGGCTCTGGCACTGTACGTGTGGAGATGCAGTCCACGACTGGCAATATCATTGCCGCTGGCCAAACAGCCACAAATAGCCTCGATGTAACTACCAATGCTGTTATTGGAGGAACTCTTGGCGTAACTGGTCAGATCACTGGTAATGTGACTGGTAATCTGACGGGTACTGCAGATAAGTCTAATCTTGTTGGGATCACAGAAACAGCAACCTCCAATCTGACATATTATATCCCCTTCGTTTCTACCAACACAGGTTACACTGAGATTCGCACAGACTCAACAAACCTTCAGTACAACCCATTTACTAACAGACTGACAGTTTCTAACTTCCGTTCTACAACTGACTTTGAGGTTCAGGGTAATCTGAATATTACAGGTAACATCACATATGCTCAGTCTCAGGTTGGTGATATCAGCAACCATGATACAGATGCTCTCGCAGAAGGTACTACAAATCTGTACTTCACAACTGCAAGAGCAAGAGCTTCAGTCTCTGCTGGCGGAGACCTTGGCTACGATTCCAACACAGGTATCTTCAGCGTAACTCTCCCAACTCAATCATCTCTGAATGTTGATGATCTCATCACACTTACTGGGCGCCCAAATGGTTCTACTAACCTGTCTACATTTACAGGTAGCACCATTTCCGATAACAACAATATCAAGGGCGCACTACAACAGTTGGAGACAGCTGTAGAGCTCAGAGCTCTGACTTCATCCCTCCATCCTGTAGCCACCAATGGCTCTTACAGTTCTTTGAGTGGTACACCCACAATCAGCGCATTTGGTGCATCTCTGATTGATGATACTACTGCAGCTGCTGCACGTACAACTCTCGGTCTGGGTAGTGCTGCTACCACAAGTAGCACTGCATATGCAACTGCTGCACAAGGCACAACTGCTGATGATACTAACAGTGATCTGAGTGCACTGTACAGTGCTCTGAATGCTATTGGTAATGATGCTGGCATTGTTACCGTTGCAGATCTCAAGGCTGCTCTCGCTGCTCTCACTCGCCCCTGATAACTAATGGCAACTCTAACTTCCAAAGCAGATCTCAAAGAATATTGTCTCCGTAGACTGGGTAAACCAGTCTTGGAGGTCAATGTTTCCGATGATCAAATAGACGACGCTATCGATTATTCTATTCAGAAATTCCAGCAATTCCATTACGATGGTGCTGAGAGAGTTTATCTGAAACATCAGATCACTCAGGAAGATATCGATCGTGCGAAAACTAATGATAGCACAACAGCTGGAACTACAACGTGGCTGGAAGGAAATACTTACATCCCCGTCCCAGATCATATCCTATCAATTGAGGGTCTTTTTGGATTTACAGACAAAGGCACCCGCAGTATGTTTGATATTCGCTATCAGATGCGTCTGAATGACTTGTATGACTTTACGTCTACACAGTTCTATCATTATTATATGATCCAGCAGCATCTGGAAACTATTGATTTTCTTCTTGAGGGTATGAAGCCAATTCGGTATTCTCAGGTGCAAGATAGACTGTATCTTGATCTCGACTGGACTGAAGATATGTTAGTCGATCAGTATGTTGTCATTAAGGCATGGAGAGCACTCGATCCACTCACTTGGAATGAAATTTATAACCAACTCTGGATCAAAGACTATACAACTGCAAAGATCAAAAAGCAATGGGGTCAGAATCTCACCAAGTTTAATGGGGTACAGATGCCTGGTGGCGTTACTCTAAATGGAGAGATGATCTATAACGACGCCGTAGAAGAACTCAAGATTTTAGACGAACAACTTCGTACCACTTGGGAAACACCACCACTGGACATGATTGGCTAATATGGCACTTAACAGTTACTTCACACAAGGAACAGCTGGAGAGCAAGGTCTCGTCCAGGATCTCGTTGACGAACAAATTAAAATGTTCGGGAAGAACGTTTATTATATACCCAGAACTCTAGTAAAAGAAGATAGTGTATTCGGTGAAGATACTTTATCTAAATTTGAGGGTGCCTTTGAGGTTGAGGTTTATCTTGAGGATGCTGGTGGTTTTAGGGGCGACGGCGATATTTTCTCTAAATTTGGAGTCAGAATTCAGGATCAAGTCACATTTATTGTATCCAGAAGAAGATTCACTCAAGCTGTTGATGATAATGCTCAACTAATTGTTGAGGGGCGCCCCAATGAAGGAGACCTTATCCATTTCCCACTGGCAGGAAAAACTTTCGAGATTCAGTATGTTGAGCATGAAAATCCATTTTTCCAGTTAGGGAAACAATATGTTTGGGGACTTCGCTGCGAACTATTTGAGTATAGCGATGAAGATATCAACACTGGTATCGAAGAGGTTGACGTACTCCAGACTAACTTTGCAAATGCTATTACTGTCGTAATGGCAGATGGTGGCACTGGAGATTTTACAGTTGGTGAACTTGTTACTGCTGCAACTACTGGAACAGTAGCAGAAGTTAAGAGCTGGGATTCTACATCAAAACAGCTGATTGTCATAAACCGAACTGGTTCTTTCTCCAGTGGGGAGACAGTAACTGGGAATGATAGTTCTGCTGTATGGACAACCTTAAGCTATAACACAATAAATAATGTGAATGATGAGTATGATGACAATTATACCATCGAAACTCAAGCGGATGAGATCATTGACTTCACTCAGTCTAATCCATTCGGTGAGTATGGTAACAAAAATGGTGTACTCTAATGTTAGGAACTTACTCATATCACGAAATCATTAAAAAGACAGTTGTAGCATTCGGTACACTGTTTAATAACATCGAAATCCGTCGTAGTAGCGGATCTAAGACAGAGGTGATGAAAGTTCCTCTGGCATATGGTCCTAAGCAAAAGTTTTTGACTCGTCTACGCCAAGTTGGGGATCTTACCCAAAAGGATCAAGCACAAATTACTCTTCCACGAATCTCTTTTGAGATCAATGGAATCTCATATGATCCAACAAGAAAGGTTTCCCCAACTCAGTATATCAGAAGTACCGCTTCTGATGGAACTGTAAATAGATCATACATGCCAATTCCATACAATATTAATTTTGAGTTGGCAATTTTATCCAAAAATCAAGATGATGCTCTGCAGATAATTGAGCAGATTCTCCCATACTTTCAGCCAAGTTTTAATATCACAATGAACTTGGTCCCTGAACTTGGAGATAAAAAAGATTATCCTGTCACTTTGACAAGTGTAAATTATGATGATCAATATGAGGGTGACTATGACACTCGCAGAACATTGATTTATACCTTACAGTTTGTTGCCAAAACATATCTGTATGGTCCTATTCAGGATAAGACAAACGAAGTTATTACCAAAGCAATTGTGGATTACGCTACAGATTCTGCGGTCACTGCACCCAGAGAAGTACGTTACACAGTTACACCAGATCCCATCGATGCTAATGCGGATGATGACTTTGGTTTTAATGAACTTTACAGTGAATTTACAGATGGACTCTCAAGAAACCCAGTCACAGGAATTGACGAATAAGTATGATGGTATCGAGGATGCTCTCGATATCTCTACTGAAATCGTACCGCAAGAATCAGAAGTACCTGAGGTAAAAGCTGAGGTAGTAGATCTTACTGCAACAAAAGAGCAGCTTAAGAAGGATTATGAATATACTCGTGGAAATTTATATTCTTTGATAGAAAAAGGACAAGAGGCAGTTGATGGTATCTTAGAACTCGCTCAGGAATCTGATCAACCTAGAGCATATGAGGTTGCTGGTCAACTGATTAAACATGTTGGTGATGTTGCTGAGAAGCTTATTGATCTACAGAAGAAAGTTTCTGAAATAGAAAATCCCAAAAAAGAAAAGCAAGTTACTACTACAAACAATACTATGTTTGTTGGTAGTACAGCAGAGCTTGCTAAATTTCTAAAACAACAACAGGATAAATAGTAAGAGCACATCAACACTTATACCAATGAATCGAGTCCGAGTATTGGCAGATGAGGTAACCCTCTCTGTCGCAACAAATCTGAATAAGGCAACTGTTGTGAGAGTGGTTAATGATACCACAGCTACCATTGTTTTGACAGTTGATGATGCTGCTGTTGTTACAGAGCGTGGTGGTGCAGATAAGTATGTTGCACTCGGTGTTCGTGATACAAGCATTGCAGCTGGCGAAGTTATGTATCTGGAGAAAGATCCTCTGGAAACTATTGATGGTGCTGGTCTGAAGTGTACAAAAGTAGCAAGACAGTAAGATGCCTGCCAAGTCCGTTAAACAACAACGCTTTTTCGGGATGGTCCGAGCTGCTCAGAAAGGTGAAGGGGCAGCATCGCCTGAGGTTGCCAAAGCTGCTTCCTCCATCTCTAAGAAAGACGCCAAAGATTTCGCCTCCACTAAACACAAAGGTCTTCCAATGAAAAAAGAAAATCACGATTTCGAGACTTGGGTAGAGTCTCTGGTAGAAGAAGGTTATGACCTTTCCGATTTCACCTGGGAAGAGATGTATGACATCTATGAAGGTGAAGGATCTTATGGTCAAACTCCCAAAGCAAGAGAAGCGATGGGCAAACTTGCTATTGCGAGACGCGATAAGCCAGCAAGTGAATATTCACAGAAGGGTGAAAAGACTAAAAAAGTAAAAGCAATCGAGAAGCATACTCGTAGAATCGATAATGGCCCTAACGTAGGCAACCGTGGTAAGAGATCCACTTCACCTAGATGGTCTGGTGGTAGGGGTAAGATGGATCAAGATGCTAGAGATTATGCAAGAGCAGATTCTGCAGAATATGGGTCTGGAACCCACGGCAGTGGCACTGTAACTAAGAATCCCAAGAAACTGCGCAAGCAAAAAGCCATTGGTGAAATTGGTGAAGGTTACATTCGCGAAGAAGATTACGATCGTATGAAAGATCGTCGTATGGAGCGTGGTGGAGTTGACGGCAACACCCGCTATCCCTCTAAGTCGTCTGGTGGCGGGGCAAAGAAACCAAGAAAAGATGTCGGCATGTCGGCACTTGAGTTGGTAAAATCTCAAATTCGTGCTAAGCACGGTGATAAGGCAATCTATGAGCCTAAGAAGAAAGCAAATGAAGGTTACGCCCCTGGCGATATTGACCAGAAAGTTGGTGCTGTAACTGCTATTCCTAAGTCTGAGCGTGATGCCGCTAGAGAAAGACTCCTCAAGAAAGCAGCAGAAAAGCGTGCTGCTATGAAGAAAGAAGAGTCTGAGTTTGCAGGCAACTATGAGGGTCCTCTGTATGCACCCCATCCAGATCTTGTGCAGGAGCGTGGTGACTTCTGGCATCCTGATCCCGAGAAGGATCGCAAACTGGGTGGTCCTGGTGCTAACCAGCGTGCTCGTGAAGATCGTGCTGCAGCTGCTAAGCCAAAGAAAGATTATAGTAAGTCTCTCAAGCCTGGTGAATCTTACATGGATTTCCATAAGCGCAAGCAGGCTGAGAGAGGTATGAGAAAAGAGGGCAAGACCTATAGTCAGTTTGTTCTTGAGGCAAAAGGAGAGTATTGATTATGGAAAGTAAACAATGCCAGTATTGCGGCATTACTCCACCTAAAGGTCACCAAAGACCCATTAACTGGATGGAAAAGCATGAGGCCAATTGCCCACTAAATCCAAAGCATAATAAGAAAAAATGAAGTCCTTTAAGCAATACATTTCTGAAGCAAAGAATTGCCCCGCAGGAACCAAATACTGTAATAAGTGTGGTTCTTGCGTGGCAAAGACTTGCGAAGAAAAGAAAGTAAAAACTCCTTCGGTAAATCCACACTATATGTCAGATGGTGAAGAGGATGTTGCCGAAGGAGTAGGACTCTCTGTTGCTCATGCCATTGATAAGACCAATCCACCACCAGTCAGCAGAAGAAATAAAGTTAGCAA